CGGACATGTGAGTACTTCCTTTCTAAGAATGGAAGTCATCTTCTCGCCTACTTAAAGCCTTGGGCAAGTAACGATATGGCGTTCACCGCTCTAGATCTAAGGTACTCCCCGTCCTTACCAAGGACAGGAGCACCACCGCTAAGGCCCGTTGAATTGAATGAGGGTAACACAGGGGAAGGCCAGGTATTTAATACCGTCCTTACCAAGCGTATCTGCTCATTCCGGAAATTAGCGTTAAGAGCGACATTCACCGTAGGGTTGCCTACCGCAGGTCCTGAGTAGGAGATGACAGAATCCGTTTTAATCCTTGTGAACGAAGTCTTGGAACCACCCAAAAAGGTCATTCCTTTCCAGGCCTCTAAGGCCTCGAAATAATCACCTATTGGTAGGAACCAATCCGCCACAAAGCTAAACGGAAGTAACTCCCATGCGAGACTCACGGGGTTTGTGAAGCCGGTTTGGGCAAACAAAGCAGCTAGTGGATTGTCCATACGAAACCTGATGACGAACTTAGTCTGGGTTTGGATCATAAAGGTCGAAAGACCTGAATTACCAAATCCGATTACGCCATCACCAGGTGGGTATGTATTGTCCATAAACTGTCTGCTAGCCTTAGCCGAACCGCGCACCTTCTGGACGAAGTCAGTGGTACCAGAAATGTTACCCATGACTTTAAGGAAACCTTCGATATCTGACAACAGTGGCTTCCAACCATACTGAAGCTGTAACCAATTACTGGCAACAGTTTTAGTTACGGAAGGAGAACCAATGGGGCCTTTCCATCGAGGGTCAACTCGTCCTGCTCCAAGAGCGCTAATTGCACCGGGAATATTAAACCGTTTCAATTGGCGTAAACTCTTCATAATCTTGGTTGCGTTTCCGAACACAAGATTCGAGAGTTGACTCACTTGCGCTATATTCTGAGCTAGGTTACTTTGTATACCTACCCCAGCGTTAGCGATGAGCCTCTTGAGAGCATTGAACTCCGCCAGCTCCAATGAAGTAACTGGTGGACCAGGTGCTGCGTATATCTCAGTGAACGGCCGGATACGTAGGTCGAAGGTCCCAGTAGCAGCTTGCTCCTGGTTCCAACTATACCTATTCTCCTGGATGTCCACAATCCGGCAGGTATGTGCATTATCGACATACCTTTTCCGTTTTACGGAGCCCCACCCTGGGGTCCTAGAACCGGTCCATTCACGGAAGTAAACCGTGATAGGAACGACATCCTGCGAAGTAGTAAACGACGCAGGTGTACCTGTTTGGAACGTTCGTAAGAACGGCCTTTGCAGGAATTCAGGACTAGGGCGGCCACTCTGTGATTGTTTTGACCGAGATAGCGCACTATAGGTAATTTTTCCTTTACCTATAGACCGAGCACGCGCTTTTCGCATCGCACTCGAGGACTGTATCACCTTTCCGTTCATCGAAAGAGTAACGAAACCTTTACTAGGTCTCGAAGCACTGACGATGAAACGTTTGGTGACCTGATAAGGAAAGGACTTCTTAAAGCTGGTGTAGATGATATGCCCGCGGATCCTATCACCCCTGCGATAAGGTACCCTGACCTCACTATAGTGGTTGATAAGAGATTGTTCTCTTATCGGCCCCGTAGTAAGAACAGGTTTCCCATTCACAGAGATGAATGTCTCTACGCGCACACCATCGGCCAACCGAAGTTCTCTACTTGTCTGGCCCAACGCATAAGCCAGGTCCTTTGGTGATGAGTTAAGGAATGGACTTAACGCCATAAGGGGATAAACTCCCGAATGGCGAGACCAACCTCAACTACGTTGAGGCTCACAATGACCGCCAAACCCGCCAAGAGCAAACCAAGCCCGTGCGAGAGGAGATCGGAAAGTGAGAATTTACGCTCACTACCAACTTCATAACGCCCGTACATGGTCAGCTCCTTTAAGGGAAAGGCGTATATTGTGAGGCTCGTAATTAAATTACGAGCTGAGAAACTCTCTAACTAAATGCTTCGTCGTAGGGTTAGCAACATATGGAAAGGAACCCCACAACCCCTTAAAAGAGGTTGCGAAATCCCCACCAATTGCGCCAACCATAAGACTTAGCAAGCCGAGATATTCTATCAAGTCGTCCCAAGTATTCCCTTCACCGGCTGCGTAGCAAACTGCCTCGCAGTCGACAAAGGTATTAATTTGGGTACGTGAGGCGCGTAATTTCATATACATCGCTATGATGCTATATGAAGTAATCGTCATCGACTTTTCTGTTTCACCGATCAATCTCTGAGAGATTGATACGGTGAATACAGGCTGGCCGACACTATTTGCACTTACTACCACTTTAAGAGTGTTAGGGTACATTTAGAACCTCATTAGTTGATAGAGTTTCTCGATTAGTCGAGAGTTGCTCTAGAGGCCACTCACCATCGGAAGGCTATAGGGATAACCCAGGGCAGTATTGCTACTACCCTAGGTTTACCCACGGTCCTTTTGGGACCGACGTCAAACGATCATTCAGGATTTCTTATTCCGTGAACAACCAGAGAATTACCCTGGTGGCCCACAGAAGGAAATCTTGGAGTAGATCGAGCGGCATATAGCCTCCCTTTGGAGAGTGG